GAGCCTCACCCCGAACGTTGACGACGCGTACACGGTTCAGGAGCTTGGAGTAGCGGAACATGTTCTCCGCGATCAGCTCCAGCAGAACCACCGGGATCGTCAGTTCGGCGCCGGAGACGGCGCGGGTGTTCTTGGGGAGCGAACGAAGCTGAGTCAGGAACTCCTGCACGTCGCTCTGCGCGACAATGGCCTGACGCTGCTCCAGGGTGTACGCTGCCTCAAAAGCGCGCTGATTCTTGGGCAGGGTGCGGATGTTGATCTGAGTGGGCATGGTAAAATCCTTCCTTTCTTCGTTTGCCGCGCTGCGCTGCTCCGGCGCGGGCGGCATGGCGTTCGTTTCGAGCTCAGCAAGCTGAGCACGCAGGGCGTCGATCTCACGCTGCAGGGCCGACTTGGCGGCATCGTGCGCGCTGCGCTCTGCGTCGAAGGTGTTGACCATCTCCTCGACCGCGCTGCGCTGCTCGTCCGTCTCGGCTTCCCCGATGGCCGTCTCCAGCTCGGCCTCGCGGGTCGCGAACTCTGCGTCTTTCTCCATCAGAGCGCTCAGATCCGCATCCTTGAGGTCGATGGATCGCTTGAGCATAAGTGCTTTGAGAGCCATTGTTTATTCCTCCTTGTTGGTCTTGATTTTTTTGAGCAGGCCGGCGCGCCATTCGGCAATTTTCCGGCGCTGCACCGTGTCCTCGTCGCGCCGTCTGGCGCTGACGGCCGTTTCCTCGTAGGCCGGGAAGGTGCAGACGCTGACCTCCCACAACCGGACAGACAGAAGCGTATAAACGACAACGCCGTCTGCGCGCTCCTCGCGGCTCTCCTTGACAATCTCGAAGCCAAAAGAGCACTGATTCACGTCGCCGCGCTTAACGCGCTCGTAAAGGTTCATAGCATCCTGGTCGGCCTGATTGATCAGGATGCGGCCCCACAGCCCGTGAGCATCGACGCGCAGTTCCAGCGTGCCGGCACGCGTTCGACCGAGAACGAGGGTCGTGTCGTGGTTGATCAGCGCACGGACGTCACCGCCGAGCGTATCGTCGAATGCGCCGGGATCGACACGCTCCACGACGCCGTCCCACATCTCGTATTCCGGGCCGAACACGGCAAAGTAGCCCTCGATGTAAAGATTGCCATCTTCTGCGCGGGTCTGAAAATTCTCCGCGCGGCACATCATGGTCCTTGTTTCCGGATTCACCCGTTTTCACCTCCCGCAAGCTTGTTTTGATTCCCCACCATGTTCCGAGGAATGTAGTTTTCAAGAATCACCAGCTCATTGAGCCCGTCCATCGGGCTGAGGCCGAGCCAGTCACGAACCTCGTTGCCGGTCATGATCCCGCGGATGTACTGGTCGTCGGCGATGGCTGCAAGGTCGCGCAGGTCGTAGTTGTACAGGCTGCGCGCATTGAACCGGAAGAACCAGTCCGGCCGGAAGAGAAGCTTTCGCGTCATCTCTTGCTGGATGGCCTGAGCCAGAGGCATCATGCGCGACGAGATAAAGTTGTTCCATTCGTCGCGACGGAAATCACCGACGCCGAGTACAAAAGCCGGCACGCCCAGGATTGAGGCGACGGTGCGCTTGTCCAGCTTGACAAAGTCGGCAAGGGCCAGATCGGAAAGTGTAAGCGGTTTGACCACCTGCACGTCAAACTGCTCCGCTGGGATCACCAACGGCTCGCCGGCTGCGCTGTTGGTGACGTAGCTGTCCAGCAGCTTCCGCCTGCCAGCTTCGCCGGCGAATTCCTCAGTCAGTGCGTCAACCTTGACGATGATCGAGGGTTTCCACTTTGACTGCATGAAGCCCTTCTCGGTGTGCGTCGCCTGTTTGAGATTGTCGGCCACATCCTTGAGCGCCACACGGTAGCCGTCACCGAGCCACGGGTAATAGCTGCCCGGGTTCAGCGTGAAGTGAAGAAGATCGTCCGGATCATAAGGCCGACCGTTGATGGAGATTCGATAGTTCCACAGGCCGGATGGATAGAATGCTGTGTAGGCCGCAGGGATTGGGATCAACTCACGCAGGTAGCCGTCTTCCGTGCGGGGAAAAACGACTGCGTTTCCGTTGCCTTCGAGGTACAGCGTCCGCACGATCCATCGAATGAACATGCTGCGCACCATCAGCTTGTTCGGTGAGATGTCCACCAGCCGAGCCAGCTCGTTCTGCACGCGCGTGTCGCCGTCCGGGCCGTTCTGCATGAGATGGATCGTCATGCTGCCGAGCAGAGCCGCGATCGTGTCGACCGCTGTGATGACCTCCGGCGCCTGCGCCAGCGAGGTATATCCCGCGCAGGCGAGATCGCTTTCGTTCTCCCACTGTCCGAGCCAGACAAGGCTGCGCTTTTCCGAAGAGGTCTGCGGGCGGTCGCGTGCCGCTGCGCGGCCGCTGTGCCGTTTTTTACTCATAGGCATGTCTCCTTTCATTGAGCTGCTTCGCCTTCAGCAAACCAGCTTGCCACTCGCTGTTGCTTTTCCAGATCCTCCAGATAGGCGCATGCCGCGAAAACCGCACAGTCGAACACGTCGATTCGAAGGTGCTCCGCGATTTTCTCGTACTGAACCATGTCGTCGGCTTTTTCGATGCCTCGCACGTTGGCCACGCAGTATTCGAACGGCTCGGCGTGCAGGTAGTAGAGCGTTCCGCGCTTGGCGCTGGCCTCCAGGTAACGAAAGCCCTCAGATTTGCGTAAAAAAGTTTGCGGCTGGTCTTTGATTGGGAAATGCTCGTGCTGCATCTCCAGGAAGTACTCCCGGCAAAATTTGCGGTCATGCCCAATCCTGCGGATCTTGAAGCCCTCAGACCGGCGCTGCTTGTACCACTTGACGACCTCGCTGTGGTTGGTGACCACGTCGTTGCTCATGTCAAGCCAGCCGTCGTCCTGCCATCCGAAAAGCGGGATCTCATCTTCGCGCGCTTTTACGACTGCGGCCGTGCGCGGGAACCAGCAGTGCGGGATAATGATGTCGACGCCCTGATAGTTGCCGAACAAACACGCCGCCGTAAGGTCGTGGAGTTTGGAAAGGTCAGTGCCGCCGTACCACTTGATCGGCAGCTTGGCCAGATCCGCGAGCGTCCAGTTGTATTTCCCGTCGCTCCGGCGCCACTCCTCCACGTCAAACCACGCCTTGAGCGCTGCCGTGAACACGTTCAGCGATTTTTGCAGGAACTCGGGGCGAAGCTGCGGGTCCTCTTTCGCCTGCGCCGCGTCGTTGATCATGTCCTGGGGCCGGATGCTTGCGCCCCAACCAGGATTGCACGCTTCCATAATTGCCGGATCGGTGTAGTCGACGTCGCCCTGCTCGTTATGCTCGGCCGCGGCGATGAACACGAAGATGCTGTCGGCCTCGGGGCCGGTGATCGTGCCGTTTAGGATTTTTCGACAATACTCCACGCGCTTGGCACAGAACCCCTGTGCCAGTTTGCCGCCGGAGGAAATGCCAATCACGAGCTTGTTGGTGTAGGCTTTGGTCGCGTCCTTCAGGACCTGGTACTGCGCCGCGCTCTTGTAGGTGTGCAGCTCGTCGGCGATGATGATGTTCGCGTTGAAAGAATCCTGCTTGTCCGGCGAGCTGGCCAGCGCGTTGATACTGATGTAGCCGTCGCCGACGTCGCCGGTGATGCTTCGCTCCATGTTGTTATTGATGATCCGAAGGCCGGCTACCGGGTCGTCGTCGGTCGTGATTGCCAGCCGACGCAGGTTGAACTTGAGAAAGTCAAAACCTTCCAGCGCCTGCTTCAGCGCGCCTCCGACCTCGTACACCTTCGAGCCGCTGCGGCGCTCGTACAGGGCCAGCGCCCACGCCAGCGCCGCGGCGAAGGTCGTTTTGATGTTCTTTCGTGGAACGAAGTCCAGCGCCTCTTTGAATCGGCGCTCCGGCGTTCCGCGGACATAAAAGCCCATGATGTTGTAGACAATGAACTTGTGATAAGCCAGCAGCTCAAACGGCCGGCCGCGCAGCGGCGTCGCGTCCAGAGCTTCGCCCTGCTGGTGGCACATGGTCGTTTCGATGATGGCGATGATCTCGTTTGCCGGTTCCGCCCGAAAGTCCCATGTAGGATTCTGCAGATCGCGCAGCCACCGCTCGCACGCCTGTCTGATTTCAACTCAGGCGCGTTTTTCGCCGGAGAGCACAGCACTCACATAAGCGTCGACTTCTT